TGGAGCTTACAGGAGCAGAACTTAAAGAACTGTTAATTGAGAAATTAGGGTTATAGGAGCTGAAATTATGGAATACACAACATTAGAGCAAGTTAAAATCAGACTTAAACAATTTCATATTGATACAGTCACAAATGATGATGAAACAACATCTGATGTGGTAGTGTTCGATAACAAAGAAGATAATCCGGTAATCGAACAGCTTATTAAACAGGCTGCAGAAGATGTAAAGGCAAAGAGAAATTATCCAGACAGCTACACAGATGAAATGATAGCTGAAGACTTAAAGAAACACCAAAGTGTCATTGTCAATCTGGCTGTCTATGACCATTCACAGTCTGGTGAAGAATTTATGGAAAGTTTTAGCGAGAATGGTGTGAGCAGAGCTTGGAGAGACAGAGAAAAGCTATTTGTCGGGGTATTTCCATTTGCTAAAGTTTTATAAAGAAGATTGAGCGTGACCATTATGGTTGCAGGCGGCGCACATTAAGCGGTGGTGGGCAGTGCGTCAAAAGGAGATTCAAATGAAAAGTATTTTGATTCAAACTTATCTTGTAGTGCTTCCGATAGTGCTTGGATATATAGTTTGGCTTCTTAAACAGCAAAAGAAAAGCAGGGATGCGAACAGTAAAGGAACAATGCTCCTTTTGCGCGTCCAACTTATTGAATACCATGCAAAGTACACCGGAATCGGAGAAATACCATCATATGCCTATCAAAACTTCTGTGAGATGTATGATGCGTACCATGCGCTAGGTGGAAATGGAATGGTTACGAAAATGAAACATGAGATTGAAGAGATTCATATAGGGAAAGGAGATAAGAGCCATGAGGAATTGGAAGGATTGGACTAAGAAAGCCGGAATCCGAGCAATCAAGACTGTTGCACAGGCGGCGGTTGCCGGAATTGGAACGGCGGCATTTATGGGCGCGGTGGATTGGAAATATGTTCTTTCTGCATCAGTCCTTGCCGGAGTGTTATCACTTCTGACAAGTGTTGCCGGAATCCCGGAGGAAAACACCAATGCTTGACATTAACAAGCAGGAAATGAAGTATTCTCAATCCGGTCAGAGGGTATTCATCCCACAAACTGACGAAAATGGAGATATTGTCTATGAAGGGTACAAGGATTCCGATGGAAACTTTGTACCTTATTTAGATTCCGAAGGCAACAAGATTCCAAAAGGCGAGGAAGTTGAAGGGTTTTCAGAACCTACGACATTCCAAGCCAATATCAGCAATAAGCTGTCGGAAGCCCTTGTGAAAGAATTTGGAATTGATGATAGTACATCATACTGTCAGCTTGTCACGGATAAAGGATATTTGCCACTGAAAGCCGGTGATGTGGTGTGGAAACGTTCGGAAGTCAAGCACACTGATGATGGACTTGTGGATTCAGAAACCGCAGATTACATCGTAAAAGGTGTTGCTGATGAAGGATTGACCACGGATTTGTTCCTTCTTCGGAAGAATATTAAGTAGGTGATTGCATGAAAAAGAAACCTATTTCAATGACACTATCCACTAAGTCCATACAAGACACTATAAAGAAATTAGAGCAGTACCGCGATAGTTTACAGGCTAAATGCGATTTACTTGTTTCTAGGCTTGCACAGGAAGGTCAGACGGTGGCAATAAAACAAATATCGAAATCTCCAATCGGAAACACGATAACGGTAAGGGTAGATAAAGCACCACAGTTAATGACCTCAAACGCGATTCTGATTGCAACCGGAAAAACGGTAACGGCAGAAGATAGAGAACCGTTCTATACTTTGTTGGCGGTAGAGTTTGGAGCCGGTATTTTTTACAACTCCAAAGAGAACCCGAAAGCACCAGAACTTGGATTCGGTGTCGGCACGTATCCGGGGCAAATACACGCTTTTGAAGATGGTTGGTACTATTGGGACGATAAGACCGAAACATGGCGTTATACCCACGGTATCAAAGCCACAATGCCTATGTACAATGCGGAACAACAGATTATTCAACAGTATGTAAAGATTGCAAGGGAGGTATTCGGTGGAAAATGATTTAAATGGGTGGGCGATTTATTTTGAAGATACCGTTTACCGATTGCTGAAAGTTTACATGGAAAGCAAAGAAAGCGGAATCAAGGTAACACAGGACGAGGAATCAAACGGAACGCCTGTTTTTCCAACACTTCTTATACAACAGATTGGATTCACAGAAGCTGGGAGAGATACGGAGTCCTATTTTATTAACGCAATTCGCCCGACATTTCAAATTACAATAACGAATAAAGGGAAAAGAGAAAAGATTAAGGACATTGCAGAGTGTGCAGTGTCCTTTTTTAAATCAAAAAATTTTGATGTGTCAAATGCTGTGTTCACGATTTCCAAACAAGTGCGCACGGCAACTTTTCGCGTATCGCGAATTATTGGAGCGTATGAAAATTTAGCATAGCCGCAAGGCAGAAAGGAAGCAGAAAATCATGGCATCAACAAGTTATAAGTCGCGTGTGATTATTAAAGAGCACACAGCGGAACAAGCCGACTTTGCAGGGACTTACAACCTTTTACTTGCTGCAAAGTCTATTCCATCTCCGGCATCTCCACCAAACACGGTTGAGTCAACCACGATGGAAGACCCACAGCAGACATTTGAGAAAGGTATTAAGACAGCGGATTCCCGGGAAATCACCGGAAACCTTGCAAAAGAATATCTGGAAAACATCGAAAAGCTGGGAGATAAAAAGGTTGACATTATCCACCTGTACGGTACAGATGGAATCGGTGGCGTGGCAAAATACGCATACACCGGAACTGTTACCGCGACACCGAATGATGTAGGCGGTGTAGATGAAATCCTTGAAATGACCGCAACTGTTATTCCGAGCACGGCATCAGAGCTTGTTACGGATAAGCTGAAAGTCGTTGATAACAACGATGGAACATTCACTGTAACAGTGGTGGGGTAAAAAGCCTATCGGACGAGCAATCGACCGCACCGGTAGGCGAGGATGATCGGTCGATAGCAGAACTTGAAGCAATAAGATAAGCAACAATGGGGCGGTGGCAACACTGCCCCTTGCCAATATAGGGCAGAAAGGCAAGGTAAAACATGAAAGTTAAATTAGGTGGAAAAGAATATACAATTCAGTTTGCAACAAGACCATCGTTAAAATCACATATCTTACAGGATATTATGAAGACACAGGACATGGAAGATATTTCTTCTATGGAAGATATTCTTCTTGAAACACTTCCTAAGACGCTTCTTGTGGGATTGCAGATGCATCACAATGAAGAATTTGGATATGATTACAAAACAAACGATGGTTACGATGAGAAGCTTGAGAAGGTGTCCGACATTCTCTATGATGCGATTGACACAAACGAGATTAACTGCATGGATTTATTCGCTGATATGCAGGAGGAAATGATGACAAACGGTTTTTTAGCGCAGATGATGGAGTCGTTGGAGAGAGCGCAGGAGCAGGAGAAAGAGAAGAAAAAGACCCCATCCAAAGCGAAAGTCAAGAATTAACATGGGAATATTACGTTGCGGAAATCCGTCCGTTTTACCTTATGGTAACGAAAGGCTACGGATTTTCCATTGATGATATAGATATGATGAATCCAGAGTTGCTTAAGCCTTATGTGGATGCATATAAGGCAGAATGGAAGCAACGCGACATGGAAATGTATATGTGGTTCGGAAGATATGCAACGTCAGCACTTGTGACCGCAATAGACGCGACATTCGGCAAGGGTAATAGTAAGTACGTGAAAGAAACTTGCTATGATTCCATCGAAAAGCATAATACGGACGATCCCGATGCAGAGATGCGAGAAATGCTTAAGGCAGAAGAAGCGTGGGCGGCTGAATCAAGGAAATCACATTTACCAAAGCCAAAGATAGTTTAAGAAAAGAGGTATTGCTATGGCAGTAATTATCGGAAGTGCTAGGCACGATGAACACGGAAACTGCTATTCTGGTGGAAAAGCCGGAGACCAGACCGGACAGGAAGTGTCTACGCAGAAGTTTTACAACCATTCTAAGGGATGGTACGTGCTAAGGGCGAAGGACGATAGGGTTGCGGAGAAGTTAGCCGAAGCTATGCAGATTGCATCTGACAACAAAAATATCGGCTATGACCAATCGGAACGCTACGGAGTCATTAAACATGGCATTAACACAAAGGTCAAGACGGAATGCGATTGTTCTTCTCTTGTACGTTCTTGTATTATCTATGCATCTGGCAGGGATGTGGGAGATTTCAATACATCAAATGAACGGTCGGTGATTCTGAAATCCGGCTTATTTAAAGATGTAGGCTCTTATAGGCAGGGAGACGCACTTTACAACGGAGATATTCTTGTGACACGCACAAAAGGTCACACAGTTATTGTTGTAAAAGGCGCAAGAAAATGCAAAACCAAGTATTATCCGAAGTATACCGGAAATTCCGGTTCAATAGTCGAAGCATTAAAAGCGGTTGGGGAAGATGATGTGTCGAAAGAACATCGTGCGGAAATCGCAAAAAAGAACGGATTTTCCAATTTTAAGTTTACATCAGAGGAAAATTCAAAGATGCTTTCTCTTCTGAAAAGAGGAAAACTGAAAAAGTAATTCAAGGGCGGTAGGGGTCAAATTCTGCCGCCTTTTTCTAAAACTAAATAAAGGAGGTGTAACTGTTGGAATTAGAAACCTTAGAGGTCAAGATTCAAGCGCAGGCAAGACAGGCTAATGGCCAGATCGACGCACTGATAACAAGGTTAGGAAAACTATCTTCATCCTTGCAAAGCATAGATTCTAGCGGAATTAACCGGTTATCAACCGGAGTAAACCGATTGTCAAACTCAATGAGTGCCATGCGCAGTGTTGATTCAAGGTCATTCTCGACTCTTGCAAGAAACATCAAAACGCTTAGCAACATTGACACAGAAAAGATAAATGCAGCAGCCGGAGCAATGCGACAGATTTCAAAGTCGGTAAGCTCGTTTTCCGGTATGTCAAAATCGGTGCAAGGGTTATCGGAATTAGCCGGAGGAATCAAGCAACTTGGTTATACAAGCTCAACAAAGGCTATCGAGAATATACCAAAACTTGCGGTTGCAATGCGACAGCTTATGTCCGAATTGTCGAAAGCCCCTAGCGTAAGCCGGAATATTATTGACATGACAAATGCATTGGCAAAATTATCACGTACCGGTGGAGCGGCAGGAACAGCGGCAAAAAGCATCACAAGCTCATTTAGTGGATTTAGTTCAAGTGCTTCTGCGGTTACCAAGAAGTCATTTTCCCTTGCGTCTGCAATCGGAAAAGTGTATGCAACGTACTGGGCTTTATTCCGAGGATTTAGGCTACTTGGAGATGCCATTGACATATCATCTTCACTGACAGAGGTTGAGAACGTTGTAAGGCAGACATTCGGGCAGTATGAAAGCCTAATTAACAATTTCGCAAAAACATCAATTGAAAAATTTGGTATGTCTGAATTGTCCGCGAAACAGTTTGCAAGCAGATTTCAAGCGATGGGAACCGCCCTTGATATTCCGCAAGGGCAGATGGCAAAAATGTCTATCCGGTTGACCGAATTAGCCGGAGATATGGCTTCATTCTATGATGTGAGTCAAGAAGATATTGCCAAAAGTCTGCAATCTGTATTTTCCGGTACTACGGCACCTATGCGGCGTTATGGTATCGACTTGACGCAGGCAACATTAAAGGAATGGGCGTTAAAGCAAGGACTTGATGCAAACGTTTCCTCAATGACACAGGCTGAAAAAGCTATGTTGAGGTATCAGTATGTGCTTGCGCATACAACCAATATTACCGGAGACTTTGCCAGAACAGCCGATAAACGAAACTTTTGTTTCATGTGTCGCGCGGCATAGCAATATGTCGATGAAAAATCGGGTAAAATCGGTGAAGGCTAAGTTGACTTAGCACGAACATTTTTGTATAATATGTTTGAGGTGATTTAATGCGAACATATTATATCTACAAAGCAACAAATAAAATAAACGGAAAATCTTATGTCGGTCAAACTTGTGATTTTCATAGCAGAGTGTGGCAACATCAAAGGTGCTACGAAAAAGAAGATTGCGACTTTCATAGAGCAATTAAAGAATTCGGGTTTGACAACTTCTCATGGGAAATCATCGAAACGTGTGAAAGCGAAGATGGAGCCTGTGAGTTGGAAAAGTATTACATTGAAAAATTTAACACCTATCGAGATGGCTATAATATGACCAAAGGTGGGAAAGGCGCGCCGTATCATAACGCCAGGGCAGTTGTTTTGCTGACGCTTGACGGACGGTACATTAAGCGTTATGATAGTGCAATGGATGCAGAAATTGACGGATTTAATAATACGGATGTTCTGCTTAATTGTAAAGGAAAAAGGCGGCAGACAAAGGGCTATATGTTCATGTTTGAGGATGAGTATGAATCAAACGGAGCGAAAACCTATAGAAAGCCGGAACCTAACGGAATGAGAAGCATTATTCAATGTGATATGGAAGGAAATTTTATACAGAAATTTAAAAGTTTGCAGGAGGCGGCTAGGATTACCGGAGCAAATAGAACAACTATTTCCGGTGTGCTTTCAAATACCTATAAGTCGGCAAATGGATATATTTTTGTATACGAAGAAGATTTTCCAATAAAAGATTTGAGCATCTATAAAAAGCGCAAAAAAGGAAGAAAAATTGCGCAAGTGGATGCGAAAACCAGAGAGATTATAAGAGTGTTCGATAGAATATCCGAAGCAGGGGAATCTCTTGGAGTTAATTACAAAGCAATACATAATGTAATTGACCAAGAGGGGCGAACTGCTTATGGTTATAAGTGGATAAGTCAATAAGCTAATACCGAGATAAGGCTATAAAATAAAAGTTATAGCACATTGTAGAGCGTAGGGATTGAACCTATGCTCTTTTCTTATGGAAAGAGTGTAGAATATAATATCCCCAAGAGTATCCGACAGCCACAATGCTGCGGTTGAAAATGTACGCCGAACTTATGGGAAACCATAAGAAGTAGAGGATAAAAAGCCTTTACGATAACATATTGACATGGCATAACCAGATAACCATGCTTAGAGAGAACTTCAAAGCACTTGGAGCTGTTGTTGGTAGCGGTTTAATCAATGCATTTAAGCCATTTATCAAGGTACTTAATGCGGTTCTACAGAAGGTGATTTCTTTTGCGGAAATGGTAACAAATGCTTTAGGTTCTATCTTCGGATGGAAGTATGAAGCAAGCAAAGGGGCAGGAATCAGCGGTCTTGCTGATGATATTGGAAGCGCATCTGACGGCATGGACGATTTAAGCAATGCCGCAGGAAACGCAGGGAAAAACACGGGTGGTATCGCAAAAAATGCCAAGAAAGCAAAAAAGGAAATCCAACAGGCAACTCGTGCATTTGATGAATTAAAGGTTATTTCAAAACAAAGTAAAGATAATACTTCCGGTTCTGGGAATAAAGGTTCTGGTTCTGGATCTGGTTCAGGTGCTGGTGGTTCTGGTGGTGGGGATACCGGAAAACTAGTTCAGACCGACACGATTTTTAAGAAATTCAAAAGCGACATCAAAGACCTTGAAGGACTTGGAAAAGCAATATCCGGTTCCCTTATCAATGCGATGAAAGGTATCGAGTGGGATGAAGTATACGCCAAAGCATCCGGCTTCGGTAGTGGACTTGCAAAATTCCTTAATGGGCTATTTGAGGGTCAGAAAGGTACAACGCTTTTCGGAGAAACCGGAAAACTGATTGCAAATTCATTAAACACGGTGCTTCATGGTTTAGATTCATTTGGCACGACATTTAATTGGAAACAATTTGGAAATTCAATCGCAGACGGAATCAACGAGTTTTTCCAAAACTTTGACTTTGCATTATTGGCTCAAACACTTAATTCATGGGCGCAAGGCGCGTTTGATGCAGTTACGACAGCATTAAGTAAAATTTCATGGAAGGATGTATGGAACGGAGCAAAGGAGTTTTTAAGCAACTTAGATGTAAAGACAGTCGCAATTATCATCGGTGCACTGACAATCAAAAAAATCCTTGGATTGCATCTTGCAAAAACCGCACTTGATATAATCGGAACTTCCATTTCAAAATCAATAGCTGGTTCACTTGCATCAAGGCTTGGCGTTGAAATTGCGGCAAATGAGGGAATCTCGGCAGTATTGTCTACCGCTTTGTCAAAAAAAATAGGTGGGGCGTTTGCTACACTTGGAACAACTGTTTCAGCTGGTGTCAAAGCTTTATTCGGTAGCGGTGCGGCAGAGAGCGCACTTTCTTTTATCAGTCCGGTAGCAAAAGCTATAACCGGGATTGGATCTGTTGCAATTGGCGCGTTTACTGCAATATCAAACTTTGTGACCATGCTAAAGAACGGATTCAGTTGGCTTAATGAAGCACTTATGCTTGTCGGAGTTACGATTACGGCAGTCGGAGCGGTTATTTTAGGGGTAGCGGCAGCACCGGCAGCGATTACCGCAGGAATAGTAGCCGCTGTTGCAACGGCAACTGTAGTAGTCAAGGATCATTGGAAAGAAATAAAAGAAATTTTCTCAAAAGCCGGAGATTGGTTTAATACTAATGTGATTAAGCCAATAAGCGGATTTTTTGAGGGATTATGGAAATCCGTTTCCGGTTTTTTCTCTTCTTTATGGAAAGATATATCCGGTGTATGGAAAACAGTTTCTGGATGGTTCAATACTAATGTTATAACTCCTATTGTTTCATTTTTCCAAGGATTTTCGAAAAGAGTTGGTCAAATCTTTGAAGGATTGTGGATCATTGTCAAGGCTGTATGGATTGTTGTTTCTGATTGGTTTAAATCAAAGGTAATAGAGCCAATAAAGAAGAATTTTGAATTATTGAAATCGGCAGTATCAACTGCATTCAAGGTTCTATGGACAACTGTAAAATCGGTATGGGCGGTGGTTTCCGGTTGGTTTAAGGAGCATGTTACAACACCTATCAAGAATGCTTTTAGCTCAGCAAAAGAATCTATTCAGAAAGCTTTTAGCGCGGCAAAGACAGCGGTAACCGGGGCGTGGAATAGTGTTTCTAGTTGGTTTAAAGAACATGTAACCACCCCGATAAAAAATGCTTTCTCGAAGATGAAAAAAAGTGTAGCTGAAATATTCAGCAAATTATGGAATAGCGTGAAAAGTGGTGTTGCCGGGGCAATGAACACCGTAATTTCAAGAATTGAAACAGCAATAAATTCATTGATCGGTGGAGTGAATACCGTTTTGAGAGGGTTCAACAGTGTTGTTTCTGCGGCGGCTAAAGTAGCAAAGGTAAAGTGGAGCGGAGTCGATCTTGTGCCGAAAGTGAGCCTACCTAAAGTAAAGGCTTATGCAACGGGCGGTTTTATGGATAAATATAGCATAGCAACAGTTGGAGAAAATGGACTTCCGGAAATTATGGGAACAGTCGGAGGTAAGCCAGCGGTCGCAGGAAGCCAAGAAATTACCGGAATCAAAGATGCTATCAATTCAACATCTGCGCAAGAGGTTTCCTTACTGCGACAACAAAATCAGTTATTACAAGCTATTTTACAGAAAAATTTCGGAATTACTACAAACGACATAGGAAAAGCTGCAAGGGATTATGGTAGAGAACATTACAATCGAACCGGAGACAATGTATATGTTTTTTAGTGACTTCTATAATAGAACGTGATATAATTCTAAATAAATCATATCACAAGAAAGGAGTCATTATGAGAAGCACAAAAAAATTATTAGTAGCGATGGGGTTGGCATTTGCCGTTTTGATTTCGGCTATGCCAATCCAAAATGCAGATGGGAAACAGATTGTTGCACAGGCGGCAACTATCAAATTAAGCAGAAAGACTCTTAATTTAAAAATTGGAGAATCCGCAACATTAAAGATAAGCGGAATGAGGAAAACTGCTAAATGGAGTAGTGGCAATAAATATGTTGCTTCTGTAAACAAGTCTGGAAAGGTTCTGGCGGTTGGAGAAGGAACAACGTACGTAAAAGCAAAAATTGCAAAGAAAACGCTTTCTTGCAAAGTTACCGTCACTTCTTCCTTTAATGCGAACAAGGTAAAGAAAAACATCTCAATTGAATACCAAGATAGTGGTCATGGAGTTGTTGCTATCTTGAAAAACAACAACAAGGTAAATGTTGATCTGGACGCAAAACTTGTATACTACAAAAACGGTAAAATGCTGGATAGCAAAAGCGATTGTAACAGAGCTTTTGAATCCGGTAAGGAATGTGTTCTTTATTTTGACGCACCGAGCGATTCTGATTATAACGATGTTTCTTATGATAACTATAAAATGTCGTTGAGTGTTGATGAAGCAACAAATGCTGTTTGTGATGTTCGCAATATAATGGTTCAATCGGACATTGGAGCAGATAATGTTACGGTTGAAGCTACAAACGATTCCGGAAAAGATTTTTCATTTGTGAAAATTTCTTGCTTAATGTATGATGCATCTGGCAACTTGATCAAATATGATTATCATTATGCAGAATGTGAAAAGAATGGAGACACCGATTATTTCTCGTTTAGTTTTCCGTACGATTCAAATTACGATACGATCTATCCGAGCAGTTATAAGATATATGTTGATGAAGCATATACATATACTTGGTTACAATAAAAATTGAAAGATAAATGATACTTAAGCCGTGGAAACACGGCTTATTTTAATTCCAAAATCGGATTGACACAAAATCAAAAATAGTCTATCCTTATTACTAAGGAAACAACCTTATCCGTGAAGATGCGGATTACTTACTTGAACGCCATACTGTACGAAAGAGGAAACCAATGTGATTTCACAAGTGGCTTCCTCTTTTTTATTCAGATAAAAATGTATGGAGGTAGACACGAATGAAAAAATCACAACTTATGCTTAAGATTCAAAATGGCATTGAGGTATTCGAGAATCCAATATTCGGACAGATCAGAATGGTCATGGTCGATGATGAACCATGGTTTGTTGGAAAGGATATATGCGAAGTATTCGGAGATACGAATTACAGAAGAAGCCTTTCAAATATTGATGATTCTGATAAGGGTGTGTCACAAATTGATACTCTAGGTGGAAAACAAAAAATGACGATTGTTAATGAAAGCGGCTTATATTCCTTGCTTTTTCAAATGCAACCGCAGAAAGCAAAGGGTGTGTCACAAAACGACTCCCTTATAAACGAAAGAAAAGAGAAACTTCATAAGTTCAAACGTTGGGTAACATCCGAGGTTCTCCCTACAATCCGTAAAACAGGTGGGTATGTCAATAATGATGAATTATTTATTTCTACTTACCTACCATATGCAGATGAAAACACTAAACTGATATTTTCACAGACATTAAAAACTGTTAGAGAGCAGAACGAAACCATTAAAAGACAGCAGAAAGAAATCATCCATAAGGAAGATGTTATTATCGGACTCGTTGATGATATTGACTTGGCAACCAAGAGACAGCGGATAACGCAGATTGTCCGTTTCGGTGCCGATGGAAAGTATCAAGAACGCTATTCGTTGCTTTATGGAGAATTTGAAAGGAAATATCACTGCAACCTTAAATCAAGGATGGAAGGGTGTACACTCAAACCAAAAGTAAGAAACAAGATGGATTATATCGACAGGGAAATGGGAATGATTCCGCAGTTGTACGAAATCGCTTGCAAACTTTTTGAAAACGATGTAGAAAAGCTGAAATCTGAATGGGAATCAGTAGTAGCTTAAAATTTAATCAAATGGATAGCATCTACCAAACGGTAGGTGCTATTTTTATACCCATTTTTAGGAGGTAAACGATGGGATATGGCGGATATTTAGTAAAGTTTGGCAATTATACCATACCGAACAATTTAATAAAGCAGGACACGTTTAGTTCCTATGTAAATATGCAGGACAAAGACCCATGGACGGATGAAAACGGATATGAACATCGTGATGCCGTGGAACTGAAAGCCTTAAAAGTCGAGTTTGAAACCAAAGCCATGCTGACCGAAAAACAGTTTGACGATTTTTGGAAGAACATCGAAAAGAACTATACCAAGGCAAAGGAGCGCGGTGGCTATATCACGGCATATGTGCCGGAGAAACGCGGATATGTGACACAGTACGGATATATTGCTGACATTCAGCCTACGTTCTATTCTGTGGCACATGGGAAGATAAAATATGACGCAATCAAATTTTCGTTTGTAGGTGGTGTATATGATAAATAGCAGTTTGAAAGAAAAGTATTGGGATTCCTCGACAGATAAACAGATGGTCATATCTGTTGTTGGAACGAATCAAAAAATAGACAATTCGATGCTTGAAATCGGTACGTTTGCACTTGAAGAAAGTCTTTGTTCGGAGTCTGAATTAAAGTTTGGAGCGTGCGAAGCGAATTGCGTAAAATTCACAGCAAGAAACACCGCAGGAAACATTATTGGAAAGACAATCTCTATCGAAGAAACGATTGACGGAGATAGCGAAAATTCGATGCCATACGGAGTTTTTAAGGTTGCATCCGATGTTCCTACGGCTGACCGAACAAAACGGCAGATTACGGCATATGACGCTATGTATGACATTATCAATACGGATGTAAAGTCTTGGTATGCAGGACTTAGTTTTCCAATGACGCTTAAGCAGTTCCGCAATAGCTTCTTTGCGCATCTTGGAATTGCGCAAGTTGAAACAAGCCTTGTCAATGATTCTATGACGGTCAATAAGACGATTGTAGCAACACAGACGGACGATTCAAGTGCGGTAACAGAAGAATCCGCTATCAGTGGAAAAACCGTTGTAACTGCAATCTGTGAGATTAACGGATGCTTTGGTAATATAAACCGGAATGGCAAGTTTGAGTATGTCTTTCTGAAAGCAATCACAAGCGCACTTTATCCGGCAGAAGATTTGTTTCCGTCTGACAATTTGTTTCCGTCTGATGCAAACACAGAGTCCATGACCGGACACTACATTACGTTTGATTACGAGGACTTCCAAAGCAGGGCAATCACGCAGCTTGAAATCAAGACAAGCGAAGATAATGCCGGTGCTATTGTTGGAACTTCCGGAAACAACTATTCGATTACAGGAAACTTTCTTGTATCAGACAAGACCGGAGCGGAGCTGGAACAGATTGCAAATAACCTATTGCCGATTATGAAACAGGCGGTATATACACCGATTAAAAGTTGCACTTGTGTCGGAAATCCATGTCTGACACTTGGCGAACCCATCCGGTTCAATACCACAAGAGAAATTGTTGAAACGTATCTGTTGCAACGTACCCTAACCGGAGTACAAAGCAAGAGAGATTCGATTTCGGCACAGGGCACGCAGACACACTCTGCAAAGGTTAATTCTATCAGAGACACGATTGAAAGCGTTGAAAGACGTACCGGAAAGCTAGAGAGGAACGCAGACCATCTGTTATCAACATACGAGGATTTGGAGCAACAGACAAGCTCTAAATTTGAGCAGACCGCAAAGAGCATTTCCGCAGAAGTCAATCGAGCACAAAAAGCAGAAGGCGAATTGGATGCGTCCTTGGAATTAAAGTTAGGCAGAGATGAGAACGATCAAGTTATTTCGATGATCAATGCAAGCGCTGACCAGATTATGCTTCGTGGAAACAGGCTCATAATTGAAAGTAATAACTTCCAGCTTGACGGGAATGGACGAGTGTCAATTATTGATTCTCTGAATTTTATTGCAACGTCTCTTGGCGATGACATTGTAATTATTGGACTCGATGCAAGAGGAAGGCCAATGCTGCAAAACATACGCATTGACCTAAACTCTGTAACAGATCAAAATGGGGAAGCCATAGGGGATCATGCAAGTACGGCTGATCATGCGACAACCGCAGACTCTGCAACAACTGCAGAAAGTGCAAGGCAGTGTATAATGGCATCAACCGCGCATTATTTGCAAGGTATTGGACTATCCGATTATGTACGAATTTCAGACAACGGAAATTTAATCCCAAGTTCTAGTTCTGTGTACTGTGGAACTAACCCCAATCCATTTGCCGGAGGGTATTCTTCCGGTGGTTGGAAAACAACGTCTGATGGCAGAAAGAAAAAGGATTTTCGAAAACTGTTAGAGGATGATCGGTTTGAGAGATTTTTTGAGTTGCTGCAACCGATGGAATATCGGCTCATAGAAAATGATGAGAAAATGCACATGGGATTTGTTGCGCAGGATGTTGAACAGGCAATGACGGATTGTGACATATCTGAAAATGAGTTTTACGGACTGGAACATGCGGTATTCTCCGAAAAAGATTTTGAATCTAACGAGGAATGGGAAAAATTCTTAAAGCAGAATGGTGGAGCAAATGATATGTATACATTGTGCTATCAAGAGTTTATTGCGCTTAACACTGCCATGATACAGAAACTGCAGAACAGGTGTAACGATTTTGAACACAGACTATCCGCATTAGAAAGGAAGTGATTAGATGGCATATCAGAAAATCTATAGCCGTGAGCATTGGGAGAATTTTCCAAGTGAAAAAACCGCAATCAATCGAGATAGGCTGAACAACATAGAGGGCGGCATTGATGCAATCGACGATCGTGTGTGTGCACTTGATACCACAAAAGTTGACTTGACCAAAGCTAACGAACTTGTAAAGGAAATACTTTGGGATGAATCCAACGGAACGCTGACGGTCGTTAAGGTGAACGGTTCCAAGGCGGTCATTGATACCAAGTTGGAGAAGCTGGCAGTCAACTTCAAGTATGATCCGGAAAGTCAGCAGTTGGTAATCACGCTTGACGATGGCACAGTGCAGAATGTGGACTTATCATCTCTGATTACAGAGTATGAATTTCTCGATTCTGATACAATCGCATTTGCAATCGGCAGTGACGGTAAGGTGTCCGCAATCGTGAAAGAGGGAAGTATCCAAGAAAAGCATCTGCGCCCGGATTATCTTGCAGACATTAAGGTTGAATCTGCAAAGGCTGTAGCATCTGCCAAAAGTGCAGGAGAATCCGAAACCAACGCGGCAAAATCTGCTACAGAAGCCAAGGACAGCGCAGATCGGGCGCAGGGAATCGAAAGCGAGATTAACAAGAAACTCACAATGACAGAATTTGATGTGAATGAGGATGGGGAGTTGATTTACACGGACAATTCTGCTTATAACTTTGTCGTTGACAATGACGGAAATTTAAATTGGGAGGTGGATTAAATGGCTATAGCAGGAAGAGTGGCAATTGTGCCAAAGGGCGATTGGAGCGCAGATGCTACATATAAGAGATTGGATGCAGTGACTTATAACAATACGCTTTATTTCGCAAAAAAGGAAGTTCCAGCAGGAACGGCAACGAGCAATACAGAGTATTGGTCTAAGTCTATCGTGGGCGGTGCTGGTGCAATCGCAACGAAAGAGGATGCCGGGATTGTGAAACCGACAGACGGACTTTCGATTGCAGAAGATGGAACGCTTAAAGTTAACATTGATGGCGCAACGCTTACAATGGATCAGGTCAACAATGTTATAAAGTTGTCTGATACATTAAAAGATAAAATTAACGGTGCATTTCCAGCGGCGAACTTAATCAACAACCTTACAACCACAGAAGCCGGATTTGGTTTGGATGCCCGGCAGGGAAAGGCACTGGACGATAAAATTACTGAAATAAACGGCAGTTTAAAAGGTGTAATAAATACAAAAAATTTTGAAGTAACTGACAAAACCATACTCGAATATATACTTTCTACTCACTCTTTTATTGGGTCGCAAACTTTTACAGCTACTTGTGCTGACAAACCACCTAACAATGCCGAATATAATATATTTTGGTTCGGAAGCAACATGCGGATAACTGTCTTGGCACTAGAATATGCCTTTAATACTTCAAAGTTATATAGAAGAGAGATATTTGGTAATGAATGGCTCTCTGTATGGATAGAATTATAATTATAACTTTACCCACTCGCTCCATGTCACATCATGCAGACTACGAATCCACAACTCGTCTTTTCCTTTGAATCCGTACTCTGCTTGATATGCCTGAGATGCTATTTGAGTTAAACGAGGCGCTGAACCACTTCCGTATCCAAATTGTATTACATTCCACCAACCATCAGCATCTGGATACGGAGAATCGGATATTGGATCGCCACCTCCAGCTACGCAATAGACGTGTATTCCAATTGTTAAAGGAACGTCATTAAAAAGCCTAAAAGTTCTTGGAATATAAGAAATATCCAGCATATTGGCATTTAACCTGCCGTTTAAGAAAATATATCGAACAAATATTCGAACGTAACTTATAAATCATTTTTATAGAAAGGAATTAAAAACATGGATAAAATAATTTTGAAAAACAAAACAGAATTTGAAATTGCCGAAGGAGCGAGTCTCGGCAATATTCAGATTCAGTCGAAAGGCTTTGATGGAATCAAGTCAATCACAGATGCCTTCTCGGAAGAGAACATCTCAAAGGTCACATTTACACACAATGATCAGGCTGCTGGAGAGTATGAGAATCTTAAGTATGAAGGATTCTCATATATGCCGAACATGGGAGAGGATGGCGCAGAGGATGGTACATACACCGTAACGGTCAGCTTGCGGACAAAGACGGAAATGGAAAAGGCAATTGATGAGCTTAAAGCAGGACACGAAGCAAACGCAGAAGCAATCGAAGAATTGGCAAGCATTACCGCAGAAAGTGAGGTGTAGGATATGGTTAAATTCTACGTGAGACGTATTCTGGTAGACAAGAAAATGACGATTGATGAAGTGCCGATGCGTTGGCGCGCAAAAGTGCAAGAAGAGATTGAGAAACAGCTTTCCGCTTCTCTGCAATGAAATTTTCTGTCGAAACTTGCGACCGAAAAATCTTGAAATCATGCATATCACAGTGATACTATGGACTTGTCCGAAAGGACACTTCAAGTTCTGGTGGGGATGAAGCCTGGCATTGGCTTTGTCCCCAAGTTGTTATTGACTATGCAGAACGTATGTTCTATAATAATTGTCGAGGGTAGTTAGCATTTGAATCGAAAGGGTGGGAGCAATGGATAACAACGAAAACGAGTATTACAAAAGCAAAATCATTGAATTGATTGAAAAATGCGACAATACTAGATGGCTTCGAGCCATATACGTATTTGTAAAAGAACTGTTAAAATAAGAAGAAAGCCAAGGGTTTGCGCATTGCCCTTGGCTTATTTTTATTTCTTCTTTGAAATCATATCAACAAATTCTTCTAGTTTATCCCAGCCATCTTTATCTAGCTGCGCTAGCGCAGAAATCAATTTCTTTTTAAAATTTCCGTCTTCTGATTTCATAACATCTGCAAGCATTTTTGAAATTTGCTCATCTTTTGTTTCCGGCATAAACATTTCTCCGTTTCCGGTGCGAAGCCAATCTTCATTAACGTTGCATTTCTCACATACAAGTTTAATAAATGCATCTGATGGATTTCTTCTTCCGGATTCATAGCTAGAAATGTTTTCTTTTGATATTTCCAAGTAATTTGCAAATGTTTCCTGAGTTTTCCCATTAGGATTGCTTTTTCTTATCTCCTTTAGGCGCTCCTTCATATTAACACCTCCTTTCAACTTGATTATACAAGTCACAATCGCAAATGTCAACGACAAAAATTGTACAATGTACAAAAATAACTATTGACAAAGATTGTACAGAGTACTAATATAAGAATGTACAAAGTACAAAGAAAGAGAGGTGAGAACATGAAGAAAATGACGTTCAGACAAAAGCGCGACTTACTCGATAAGTTTGAGCCGTTCATTATTGGCGGAGTTCAACTCATAAGCGCATTGGCTGGAGCTGCTGTCGGAATAGCTATCTGCTACTTTTTCTAAATGATATGTGGCGGTTGCCGTGATTATGGCAACGACAAATGGGATAAGGATATTTCTCAAAAATGAAAGGAAAAAGTATTCTTTATAAAATCTTCCTTTGGGAGAAACTATAAAGCTAAAATTTGATCTATCCGCAGATGTACTTACATTTGTTACATATCCTCTATCCTGCAAATCCAAAAACGCTTGATATACATCTTCTTCATCGAATTTACCTATTTCGGAAAGTTCGATTGAAAAATTTGTTTTAGATATTTTCTTTAATATTATTCTTTCAATTTTTAGAAGCATGTTAATTCCTCCGTTTTTGAAAATATTATATCACAGAAAGGAAGCAAAAATATGGATAATTTAGTACACATTGGAAATGCGGATATTTCCATCAAAGAGTACAAAGGCGAGCGAGTGGTCACGTTTAAGGACATTGATATTGTTCATGAAAGACCAGACGGAACAGCAAGACACAGATTCGCTGAAAACAAGAAACATTTTGTTGAGGGAGAAGATTATTTCGTTTTGAAACCGTCAGACCTTGAAAATACTGAATTGGACGGATTTCGTCCAGTAGGAATTGATGCCGTAAGTCCAAGAGGAACGGCACTCATTACCGAACAGGGCTATTTGATGTTGGTCAAGTCATTCACGGATGATTTGGCATGGGAAGTGCAAAGAAAATTAGTTTCTTCCTATTTCAATGTACATCAAAGTGTCAACGATCAGTTATCTCCGGAATTGCAAGCATTGCAAGGACTTCTTAATCAGATGGTTCAAAAAGAACTTGCTGACAAGGAGAGAGACAGGCAGATTGCCAAGGCACAGGACACAGCACAGAAAGCCATTGAAACAACTGAACATATCAAAGAAGCGGTGAAGCCGGTATTTGATAATTGGAGAAATGAAATCAATGCCAAGTTTAACCGAATTCAGAGAAATGCAGATTGTCAGTTCAACGCATTGAGGACTGAAATGTATTCAGAACTTGAACACCGTGCCGGATGCGATTTGAGTAGAAGAATCAGAAACAGACGCGAGCGCATGGCAGAAAGCGGATGCACGAAAACAGAAATCAGCGCATTGAACAAAATGGACATTATTGAGGATGATAAGAAATTGCGTGAAATCTTTTCGAAAATCGTAGCAGAGTACGAAATCAGATATTGCGCATGAAAGGAAGTGATTGAATGAGCGAAAAAGAAAAACGCGTTGTCGAAAAGCTTCGTGATGCCATTCCGAATATGACAGATTTTCAGAAAGGATATGTCCTTGGAATGGTAGAGAGTTCTGCTTCGAAACATAGTGAGCAGGGCGAGGAAAACGAAACACATAATGGAAAGGAGAATTAAAATGAGCAATTTTGAATTTCAGAAAGTTAATTCAAGGGTAATTCGTAGCGGTGACAACTATTTGGCAAAGGTTGACTCTGCGGAAAGTTTTTCAAGCATTTTCGTTGACGAGGAAACAACATATGGAGTCTCTGTAAGAGATGCACAGATACAGACAGGAGATTCGACTTACACACCTGCAATGGCTTTTACATATTCCATGGAAGATGGTTCTGTGCGTTTTATAGATGTTGTTGTATGTCCGTTACTCGGAACGTTTGTTTCTGACTGGTACTAATAGCTTTATCATTATAAAGTGGCAGAAAGGAGCATGAATGAAAAAAGTAATCCAATTCATCATAGGCGCGGTTGCAATGGAGTATTCCTTAGTTGCCGCGTGCTATATGGATAGTGAGGGAGCGGCCGGGAATGTGTCGGCTATTAAATTTGTAGCCGGTGCAGTAATTGCGGCAATCATGTATTACTGGTCAGAGGTAGACCGAAAGAGAGCTGAACTTGACAAGCGAATTAAGAGAAAACGCAGAATGAGAGAGGATGCATGGTAGACGTTGTGTATATAAGTGGCACGAGATGTTCCACGAAAGAAAAGCGTATGCTTGCTGAACTTTTGGCAGGGAAACGAAAGAAACAAGACGATAAAGAGGACTTTGAAAAGGTTCTTGACAGAGAAATGGGAAGGAGAAGCAATGGAGAACAAAATAACACTGATCGGTGATGTTGTATCAGCACCAAGGGAAAGCCATAAATCAAGCGGTAAGATTTTTTATAAATTTTTCATCGGAGTTGAAAGAAGAAGCGGTGTTGCAGATATTCTTCCGGTACTGTTCGATGAAGAAATCAGCGATACAGGAATTAGCGGAACGGTATGCGTCAGTGGGAAGATAATTACCCGACACGTAAAAACAGGGTCTGGAGAAGCCATTCTTATGTATGTTATGGCTGATGCAATCACAAAGCCAGAGGATGATAGTCCTTTGAATGAAGTAAGCCTTGATGGGATTATCGAGGAAAAGCAACTTAGGGAAACACCGCTTGGTCGTAAAATCTGTGATGTGAAACTCAAAAACATAAGAGAAAATGGAAAAGAGGATTTGATTACTTGCATCGTATGGGGAAAGTGTGCGGAGTATACGGACTCACTTGCTTTAGGCGATAGGGTAAGCACATACGGAAGATTGCAGAGCCGGAGATATAAGAAAACGTGTAAAGATGGTCGCGTTGTGGAAAAAGTTACATATGAGTTATCAATAAAAGGAATCGTGGGGGTGTAATAATGCGAATGATTTTAAAATCGTTACGTATGGAGAATTTTAAAGGCATTAAGAGCCTTGATGTAAATTTTTCAAATAAGACAAGTATTAAAGGGCAGAATGCGGTAGGTAAGACTACAATTTTTGATGCGTTCACATGGTTGCTTTTTAATAAGAACAGTGCAGGCGATGAAAAATTCAACGTCAGACCATTGGATAAGGACGGACACCGCATTGATAACGTGGAAATCAAGGTTGTGGGAGTTATTGACGTTGATGGCAAAGAAGTAGAACTTTCCAAGGTTCAGAAACAGAATTGGGTTAAGAAGCGTGGAACCGACACCGTTACTTTGCAGGGCAATGTCAATTCATTTGAGATTGACGGTTATCCAAAGAGTGAAGCTGAATTTAAGGCTTATATTTCCGGTCTGGCGCAGAGTGAGGAAATGTTTAAGATGCTGACCAATCCGCAGTATTTTTCTTCTCTGAAATGGAAAGAACAGAGAGACATTCTGATGAAACTTGTTGCAGAGGTTTCAGATGTGGAACTTGCGCAGACAGATGCCAAATACGCACCTTTGCTTGACGAATTGGAGAAAGCACCGTCTACGGATGATATTCGCGCCAAGTTTTCCAAGGCTTTGAGCGAGTGGAAGAAGAAACAGGCTGAAATCCCGGTGCGTATTGATGAAGCCGAGAAATCCAAGGTTGATGTGGATGTGGCAGAGCAGGAGTTGTTAAAGGCTGACCTGGAGCGGAAGATTGAAGCGGTTGACGATCGTATGGAAAATGCAGGAACCGAGATTGGCAGACTCCGTGGAAAAGAAATGCAGTTGCAATTTGATATGTCCGGCATTACGCAGGTCATGAATGACGAACTTTCCGCAAAACGTAGAGGTCTTGACAGTGCCAAGGATGATGCAACACGAGAGTTCAATGACTTACATAATCAGATTCAGTCTGCGGAAAATCAGATCAAGGCAAATGAGAAGACAATTTCCGATACAGATGCAGAGCGGAAAAATCTTGGTGTTGAATACAATGCAGAATTTTCCAAGGCATTTGATGAAATGCCATATCTCTTTGACGAATCCAAGTGGAAATTTGATGAATCTACAATGGTTTGCTCTTTATGTGGTCAGAAGTTACCGCAGGATAAGATTGAGTCTCTTAAGGCTGATTTTGAGCAGAAAAAGGCAGATGCCAAGGCACGTGCCACCAAGCAGTTAGAGGATGCACGCAAGGCATTTGATGATGCAAAGGGTGGAAAACTTAAGGATTTGATTGCCAAAGGTAACACTTGCAAGGCTGAAATTGAGCGATTAACAAAGGAAAATACTAAGTTGCATGAAGATATTGTGGCACTCAAAGAGCAGGAATCCAAGGCACTTGCAAAGCAGAATGATTATGCAAAGCAGTTATCCGAGATCCCGGCAGAAGCTGATTATTCGCAGAATGAAGAGTATGTGAAGCTGAAAACAGAGCATGACAAGATTCTTGCTGATATTGAAAAGCTTGAATCAGAGGGCGCAGACAAGGTTGTTACTGATTTGAAAGCCGAGAAAGCCGATCTGCAGAGTCAGCTTGATGAAGTAAATAAGATTATCGCACAGGCGGCTAACAACGTTATGATTGATGACCGAATCGAAACACTTAGAGACGAACAGAAAGAAATCGGGCAGAAAGTTGCCGACCAGGAACAGATGCTTTACCTCTTGGAAGAGTTCATTCGCTTCAAACTGAATAAGGTTTCTGAATCCATTAATAGTCATTTTAAGACAGTAAACTTCAAGCTATTTGAAATGCAGTTAAATGGCGGCATGAAAGATTGTTGTGAGTGTACCGTGAATGGAGTCGGATATTCAGATTTGAATAATGGTCACAAGATTTTAGCCGGACTTGACATTATTCGTTCATTGAGCGAGTTATACGGTGTGAGCGTGCCTATTTTTGTTGATAACGCAGAATCGCTGAATGAGTTCAATGTGCCGGATATGGATGCACAGTTAATTCTTCTGACGGTTTCCGAGGATAAGCAGTTGAAAGTGGAGGGTGTGTAGGATGAGTCACATTGAAATTTTTAAGTTTGATGAAAATGGAGATTCTGAAAGTTATGGAGAGGTAAGTAACGCATGGCTTGGTTCAATGCGAGTGTGGAACATTTTAGGGGAAAAGTATTGTGGTCATGGGGCATCATTATTTGACATGGGGCAGATGGAAGCAATTTGGAATCTTGTGGATGATAAATCTGTCACGTATGATGAAAAAATCGTCCTGTTTACCACATTCGATAAATACCTTGTTAAGAAAGAAGATATTCCCAAAGTTATTGATGCTTTCCGCAAGTTTGAGGGAAATACAAATCTTAATGAGCAGGCAGATGTGCTTGAAAGTTTGTATGAAGAACCGAATTGTATTGCGGTTGGATTCCATCAGAACAGTATAAGTTGCGAGCAGTGGTTTGACTATAACTGCATTCAAGACAAAGAACACTTTTGGCTATTTGATGAACTGAAAGAAAGCGAGGGTGCCGAATGTCAAGAGTTGGAATAAGCAACAACATCATACAGCCGGATGCACGGTGTATGTCGTGCAAGCGTTGGAAGAGTGCAAGTAAAGGGTTCTGGGGAAGAGCCGGATATTGTTCTCTTCCGTATTGCGAGAAAGATATGAGAAATAAAGGAAAGAGAGGTTACAGATAAATGAATTATATCAAAGCAAAATTCCCAAACAGCACCAGAAGCTACGTGTATCGCACCAAGGATTCCGTGAAAGCCGGAGACATGGTTTTAAATGCCAAGGGCGCAAAGCTGACGGTTACGGATGAATCAGTGGATATGAAGTGGGTGGATACCTACGGTGCTGATAAGGTGGCAGTTGTGAAGAAGTATGAGGAAAGCGAGGGGTGTGCATGAAGCTGATTAGTAATGCAAAATTTGGAGAACCGGTGGAAAGTGGAACGATTTTCAGAACTCAAGACCACGGAATCAACATTTGCATACATAAAATTTGCGGTTGCGGAAATGTGTTGTATCTTAATTGCAACGAATTGGGAATTGATAATCTACGGCTCAAGAGCGAAAATCTTTTCCGGTGTGTGGATGAAGCAAAGGAAATTCTTAAGAAGCAATTAGAACTGTTAAATGAGCGGTTCAATAATTTTTACGAAGATAACGATGTTAAGATTTTAAGATATTAAGAAAGTGAGGGATAGATATGATTAAATCAGATTTTGGAACAATAGAAGTAGACGGAAGAAAGCCGGTTATCATGGCTGAATTTGAAACTCTTTTGGTAGTATTAAGGAGAGTTCTTGGAGAGGAGAAATACAACCTTGTTTTACAGGAAGCAAGTAACAAGGAGCTGTCCAAGGACGGTAAAGAAATATCAAGAAAAGGCGAAACAGAACGCTTAGTAGAAGCTCTCAAAACTTTTTTTAGTGAAATGGAGGATAAATAATTATGGCAGAGAACACAGAATTAGTAAAGGCAGAAGAAAAGACAGAGGTTGCAACACACAACAACAAGGTTACCGATTACAGCCTTGGAATTTTCGGAACATCTGATAATTTCATTATGGCTATGCAGATGGCAAAAGCGTTAGCCGAGTCAACAATAGTTCCGCAGACGTATCAGAAAAATCCATCTAACTGTTTGATCGCCATTGAGCAGGCGCAGAGAATGCACATCAGCCCACTTATGGTTATGCAGAACCTTTTTCTGATACAGGGCAAGCCAAGCTGGAGCAGTAAGTTTTTGATCGCGTCTATCAATGCTAGCAGCAAATTCGACATGGAGTTGCAGTACGACGAAACCAAGGACAAAAACGGAAAACCTTATTCTTGCACTGCGTGGACTATGAAAAATGGTCGAAGAATTGAGGGCATGGAAGTTAATATGCAGATGGCAGATGATGAAGGTTGGACGAAGAAGAACGGTAGCAAGTGGAAAACAATGCCGCAGTTAATGCTTCGTTATAGAGCAGCATCATTCTTCTCTAGCCTTAATTGTCCGGAGCTGACAATGGGACTTTATACCAAGGAAGAAATCGAGGATGGCGATTTCAAGGAATATCCGATGGAAGATTTGCAAGAGCAAGTCAAGCGTGATATTACGGAGAACGCCAACAGTGAGCCATTTGTTACGGCGGAACCTTGTTCAACCGAAAGTGCAGCAGTCGAGCCAGAGAAGGTAGCCGGAGAAGTTGCTGAGAATGACGAGAACGTACCGGACTTTATGAAAGATTAGGAGGTTGCCATGAGAGTTATATCACAGGACGGAACGCTTGATATGCCATACGAAGAGGTGATTATTCAGAGATTCAAGTCAAGGATTTATTTCCTGAACAAAAACTTAACAGGTGTTGAGTCGCTTACTGATGACATGCAAATTGCTGAATATTCCACCGAAGAAAAAGCGAAGAAAGCCATGGAAATGCTTAGAGTTGCATATGCAGGCAAATTTATCACAAATGCGGATATTCCAGATGATTTCAATGAAACGCTAAAGGCTGCTATGAAAGGCGGCTTTGGAACTGTGGTAGTTAAGGATACTTGCGAACGTGTGGAATTTAACAATCTGAATGGATATTTCCACTTTCCGGCAGAGGAAGAATTGGAGTAGGGTATGGATAATTTAACAAGATACACCGCAGACGATGAAGTACCGAATTGTGGACGATGTGAACACATCAATGATTCTAATGAATGGTGTATGCAAAATTGCGGCGGAGCAAATGGCTGGAGCGGCTATTTGAGATATGGAGAAAGCGAGGTGACAAAAGATTGAAACTTAGAGTTTTGGGTTCAAGCAGTTCCGGAAACTCATACGCCTTGATTTCAGACAGTGGCGAAATCCTTGCCATTGAAGCCGGATGCAAATTTCTTGATTTTAAGAAAATGATTGATTGGAAAATAGCAAATGTTTCCGGATGCATTGTGAGCCACGAACATGGAGACCATGCACGATACATAAAAGATTTCATGAAATCCGGCATTCCGGTTTATACGGCATTTGAAACACAGACCGCACTTGAAACCATTACAGGAGAGCGTACAATAGCCATTCCACCGCGCAGACCAAGGCAAATCGGCAGTTTTACAGTAACACCCTTCAATGTGCCACACGATACAGAAATCGAGTGCTACGGCTATTTAATCGAGCATGAGGAAATGGGCAAGCTATTATTCTTGACCGACTTGGAATATTGCAAGTATGACTTTTCCGGCATAAAGGTTGAGCATATCATGGTCGAAGCCAATTATAGCATGGACTTGGTAGATCGGAATGAACCGAACTATGAACACCGTTTACGAGGTCATATGAGCCTTGATACGGCACTTAAATTTATTCAGACGAACGACAACCCAGCTTTACGAAATGTCGTTTTAATACACTTATCGGACACAAGCGGAGATCCCGCGTTATTCCTACAACGAACGAAAGAAAAAATTAAATATGGAGCAAATATTTATGTTGCAGACAAAGGGTTAGAGGTTGATATGAACCTTTGTCCGTTCTGAAAGGAGAAAGCATGGAAAAAGGAACAAAGTGCAGAGTTATTAGTGATGATTATGGGTTTTTAAACCGGGAGAAATCGTTGTTGCATTAGAAACCAATGATGTGCCATATTGCGCAAAAGAATCGGCATATTCTCCGGGAAAACAGATTTCCGATTACAGATTAGATGAGTATGCCGCTTTACACGATTACGAACTCGAAGCAATTGATGAATAATTAGGTTGAAACACCTTGGCGAAAGCCTAAAAGAAACTATCTTGTTTGGCGAATAGTTATCACAAACTTTATTGAAAGCCATGTTTTGGCGGTGCGTTTACCGTACCGCCCTTACAAAAGATTGGAGGTAAAAATTGAAATTATGCGAATACTGTATGGCTGAATTTGAGCCGAAGCGACCAGATCAAAAATACTGTAGACCAAAATGCGCCAAAAGATCTGCACGGTTTAGAAATTTTAAAAAGGCTGGAAGAATTGTGTATACAAGAATATGCCCGAAATGTGGCAGAATTTTTATGACGATAGATGAAAACAAGTTTAATTGCCAAGACTGCATTAGCATTGACGTTAAAGAACGCTTGATAAAGCCAAAGAAAAAGGATGATGCAATAAAGGCCGTGAATCATATGGCACGCGCTTCCGGCATGAGCTACGGAAAGTTTGTGGCTCAAATGAGCATGAAGCCATTGGAGAGGAAGTGATTGGGGTGGATTATAAGAAATTTAGACAGGCAAAAGCCATCGAAGCCAAAAATAAACAGAAGTGGCTTGCGTTGAATCCGAAACTGAATGATGAAAGCGGAATATACTTCTTACTTCGTGAGGATGAAAATGGTTTCCGGTATGCGTATATCGGGCAGGCACTGCATATAATCAGCAGATTGTGTAGCCACCTTACAGGCTATGAACAACACATAGACCTTAGTTTACGCAAGCATAAGTTGTACAACGAGAGCGACAATCCTTATGGTTGGCGAGTTGAATTTTTGAATTTTCCCGAAAGCCAGCTTGACGAAAAAGAGAAATATTACATCAAGCTATACGCAGATAAAGGCTATCAGCTTAGAAATGTCAGCTTAGGCGGTCAAGGAGAAAATCGTGCTAGTGGCTCAATAGGAGAAAGAAAAGCACCTAAAGGCTATATGCAGGGCGTACAACAAGGTAAAAAGACTCTTGCCAAGGAATTATCGCATATCGCTGAAAAGCACCTTAAAATCGAAATTAGAGACGATAAGAAGCATAATAAGGTGTCGCAGAAACAGTTTGAGAAGTTTATGGCTTTGATTTCTGGAAATACATATAAGGAGAGTGATTAAATGGCAGAAGTCAAGTGGATTAAAATCACAACAGATGTCTTTGACGATGAAAAGATTCTGCTGATTGAGAGTATGCCGAGTGCGGATAGCATCATTACGATTTGGTTCAAACTTCTAATTCTTGCCGGAAAACAGAATAACAACGGTGTGTTTATGATGAGCAACAAGTTGCCGTTCACGGATGAAATGCTTGCTACCATTTTCCGCAGAGATTTGAACACGGTAAGGCTTGCGCTTAAGGCCTTTGAAGAATTTGGAATGATTGAAGTTGTTGACAACGTGATAACGATTCCGAATTGGAATAAGCATCAAACACTTGGCGCTTATGAGAAGAAAAAGGAACGTGACAGGCTATATCAACAGAGCCGAAGAAAGAAGCAGAAAAACCTAATTGAACAAAAATCGCCCGATAAATCGTCTGACGTCGCTGTTTCAGATAAAGAAGAAGAAAAAGAAGAAGATAAAGAGAAAGAAAATATAAAAGAAAATTCGCTGTCGACCGATTCCGGAGATTTGTTTGATTTTGACGATGCATGGAAAAAGACTTTTAGTATATACCCCAAGAAAACAGCGTACAGTACCTCTAAAACAGCTTGGATGGATAAGGTGCTAGAAGTTATCGAAGAGAACCAACCGGACATTGCACGGCTGTTATACAAAGCCACAGAGGCATATTTGAGTGACTATCAAGAAAAGAATCCAGACGATACGGATTTTCGATACATTCCAAAATATGTTGATTGGCTGAAAAATGATTGTGACTATTGGTTGCAGATCGCGGAGAAACGAGGTGATTGCAGTTGACAGAAGCAGAGTTCGGAGTGATCGGGTGCGTATTGATTGACAATGATGTGCTAAATAACATCTGGCGAACACTGAAACCGGAAATGTTTAGTTCGGAATTTGCACAGGATACATACAAAGAAATGCTTGCTATGTATGACCGGAATGAAAGTATAGATCCTATGTCCTTGTCAATGGCACTTGAAAGCCACAAATACGCACAAGAGCAGATTAGCGAATTGATGAAATCCTGTATTACCGGAACAATCACTTCAACTATGGTCAAAAGTTATGCCGATGCGGTTGCGAAAGAATACAAAGTAAGAACGGTTCGTGACATGTATCAGAAATCCAGCTTAAAACCATGTGACATTGATGATACAATCAGTGATCTTCTTACAAGGCTTGAACATTTGCAAGAGGGAAAAGAAGTAAAACTAAAGCCAATTAAGCAGATTTCAGTTGAGAATAAAGACAAATATTTCAACGAAAGTGTCGGAGAGGGCGGTATAAAAATCGGGTTATCGCAACTTGATGATGCGCTTGGAGACCTTGAACGCGGTGATGTAACAGTAATTGCTGCAAGACCGGCAGTCGGAAAATCCGCACTCACAACGCAGATTATTGGCAATATGGCAAAGAAAGGACTTAAAGTCGCATATTTCAATTTGGAGATGAGCGATAAACAGGTATATGAACGATTTATTTCAAGACTTGCGGAAATCGGCTTAACGAGAATCAGAAGAGCAAAAGCGTTTCTTGGCGATGAACAGGAAAAATTTAACCAAGCAAATGAAGAAATGAGTGATTATCAATTATGGATTGCATCCGGGACTGTATCTCCGAGGGAAATAAAGTCAGAATGCAGGCACCAAAACTTTGACGTTATCGTTGTTGACTATCTGCAATTGCTTATGCCGGATAACAGATATTCCGGAAGAAATGAAGAAGTAGCATCAATTTCAAGAGGTTTAAAATCGGTTGCAAGAGACTTAAATACACATGTAATAGCACTTTCGCAGATAACAAGAGCATCTGAAAGCAGAGACACAAAAGAACCTACCATGGCAGAGTTGAGGGAATCTGGAGCAATCGAACAGGATGCGTCAAACATAATTATGCTGTGGAATCTGTCAGACAATGACAAGGGAGCCAAGGGTGTAAAAATCGAGAAGAACAGACAGGGAATGACAATGCGTGAAGCAATGGAGTTTGATGGAGATCACATGAAGTTTGTTGAAATCGAAAAACCACTTGATGATGTTGTTGCGGAAATCAAAAAGAAAGAACGTGGGGACGGATTCAAACCATACAATGGCGATTGTCCGTTTTAGAGGTAGCAGCTATGGCAAGTGCAAAAATCGAAAAGGGTTCAGAAGAATGGCAAGTATTTATGGATTATTGGCAATTCATTCAGAAATACTATTCACCGGACAACGCTGATTCTTGGTGGGATGAAGTTGTAAAATCCGGAGAATCATTGATAAACAAATACAAGGGCATGGAGATTGAAGAACGTGCAAGACAGCTTGTATTGAGTCATTTTGCATGGTTGGAAATCACATACAGAAAGGAGAAATCAAAGAAATGAGCAATGCGTTGAGACGGAAGAAAAAGCCGACATTTTACACAAAACAGGAAATGCGGATTATCGGGCAAAATGATTTTGAAAAGAGAAATGCTGATAAGGTTATATCAAAATCATACAAAGATTTTGTCGTGATTGGGTACATAATTCTGCATGACAAATTCGGATTCGGACAGACAAGAATCATCCGGTTGCAGGATTTTTTGAAATCCTACTTAGATGAAGCAGCATCCGGTGGAAATACCGGAAAGGACTTGTCTGTTTACCTGAAAAGTAAATACGGAATCGACATCAAAGAAGAAGTCGGAAAAATTCCACAGAGACAGTTAATGAACCTGTATGCAAAGAAAGGTTTCTGTATCGAGCGTGAAGCCTACAGACTTTCCAGTGCATCTTTGTTTAACTATTTTGCACTGACACTTACTATTCTGAAAAATGAATTTAAGATAACAGCGAAACAGTTGCAATATTTCACGGAAAAATTCATCGACTACATTGATACACTGGCTAATTACAAGCAGTTTCAGTTGACTGTACCGATGATTGCCGAGACATTGGCTGATGAAATCAAATTTGTGTGTGATTTGGAGGTGTAGAGAATGGCTGAAAATGAGAAATATGTGGACTGTTTGACCGAAGCGGAATCCGAAGATATGGCAGTTATCGTAAACAAAACGATAAAGGAAATTTGTTTATTTTCTGATAAGCACAATTTTGACCGCGACAATATGCTTAAGTATTACGCGGAACTTATCGGTACATTTACTGAAATTTCAACAATACAGGGCTTTGAAGTGGAAAATCCACATACCAATGCTGATCGAATTCGAAGCATGACGAATGAGGAATTGGTAAGTGTGGTTGTGTGTCCGGACAGTGTTACAGGCGAGGACACTGATTGCAATCAATATCATGATTGTAAGGAATGTACTCTTGATTGGTTGCAGAAAGAAAGTGAGGTTTAGATATGCTGAACAGAGAGAAATATGGAAATGAGATTATAGAACTTGCGGTAAATAAAGGAATGTTTTGCATTAAAAATGGAGAGCCTGTACTTTGCGAAGAAACTGAATGTAAAGATTGTGATTTTCACGAATCAGATTCATGCAAAGGTAGTACGTATAATTTCCGCGAATGGCTTAATTCAGAATATGTTGAGCCACCTGTTGATTGGACTAAAGTTCCGGTCGATACGCCGATTTTGGTAAGAGGTCATGAAAACCGCGAATGGACTAGAAGACATTTTGCAAAAATCAAAAACGGAACGGTGTTTGCATGGCGTGGTGGGGCAACATCTTGGAGCGAGGATGATGAAGAGACTATTCCGTGGAAATATGCCAAGCTGGCAGAAAGTGAGGAATAGACATGGAGAGATTAACAGAACGGACAGCGGATGGAATCTTAGTAAAAGAGAATTACGAGAAAAAATCCTTAAAAACCTTGTATTCGCGCTATGGCGAAAAGCCTAATTCATATTATTCCAACTATGAAGAAGGTTATTGCGCAATGGAGAAGTTGGCAGATTACGAGGACTTAGAGGAACAGGGCAGACTTATCAAGTTGCCTTGTAAGGTTGGAGATAAAATTTTCCTTGATTTTGCAGGATTTGGAAAAGATGTAGACAAGTTTACAGTTAAGGACTTCCATTTGGATTGTTTTAAAGATGGAGAAACTACACTGTTTTGCGATTATGAATCAAATGACAGGACTTTATCTGGTCAAATTGATGTAATGGAATTTGGCAAAACAGTATTCCTCACAAAATCCGAAGCCGAAGCAAAACTGAAAGAATTGAGAGGTGGAGAGATGGATAAATTTCTTAAAAGTGTAAGCAAGCGAGACTTTGATAGAAGAATATCGGAAGTTGTTGAAATGCTTGAGGAAAAACAGCTCTACGGAACTATCAGTTTGATAAAAGATTTGAAATATTATCTTGACTTAGCCATAGAAGAAAAAGCACACACTTGTAACTGCCAGAACAACAGCAATTCAAGAAATAATGAGCCTTGTTGCAGATGCGATAGCAAACATATCAAGAAACCTATATTTAACCATAACCTAAGTGATACTCTTTCTGTATTCCATTGTGAATGCGGAAACACAATCATAGTAAGTCACGATATAGGAATAATGAATAACAACAATGCACCAAATTACTGTAGTAAGTGCGGTTGCAAGTTTGATTGGAGTGATGAAGAATGATGTTTCAATCGTACATAAATTTCTTTCTACTAATACTTATAGCCATTAGGTTAGATATTCTGACAGAATTTGGAGTTAAACTTTTTTGCATTCTGTCAGTTGTAGGGATGATTGGACATGAGATTTTTGATTATTTGAAAAGAGGAGATAAAAACGATGGGACTGATTGATGCAGACGCACTAAAAGAATATTGCATGTGTGCGAGTAAATCTGATGATGATTTTAGGAGAGTAAGTTTGGCAACATTGGCAAGCGTGATAGATGCACAGCCGACTGCCTACGATCCGGACAAGGTTGTGGAGCAGTTGGAAGACTATGGAAATGAAGAAACACACTATTATAAAAACACTCCATATGAAAAGTGCATAGAAGAATGCGTACATAAAGCAATCGAGATTGTGAAAGGCGGTGGAGTAGAGTGACAAGCAAAAAATTATGTGAAATGTGCACGGAGTATTCTGCTGACGAAAAATGTGAGTACAAAAATACTTGCGAATTGCAAAAGATTTTGACGGAAAACAAAGACCTGAAAGCGGAAAATAAACAACTTAAAGCGAAAGTTGAAAAGTTAGAAGTTGAAAAATCATGGTGGAATTCACCGGACATGATGGGAAGGTGGTGAAACAGATGGCGATTAAACCAATTTTATTTAACACCGAGATGGTTCGGGCAATTCTGGACGGACGGAAGACTTGCACCAGACGTGTGATAAAGCCACAACCACAATCAGGGCTATGTTATACATATGCAGGTAGCCACAAGGATTGTATAGGAAAATGGACATATCCAAACAGGGGAGCACACAAACTTTGGGGCGAAGGATATAAGCTTCCGGAAAATATAAAGGATGAGGAATTAAGCAAACGATGGAATCCGCCATATCACACGGACGATATACTGTACGTGAGAGAAACATGGAGCGAAGGATATGAAGATGGAACATATATTTACAGGGCTGATGATAAGCTGGCAGACTTGCCTACATTTAAGGAATCATCAAAACTGATATACCGTCCGTCCATTCATATGCCGAAAGGAGCGGCACGTATCTGGCTCCGGGCTACGGATGTGAGGGTGGAGCGGTTGCAGGATATTGACGGAAAAGGGTGTGTGAAAGAAGGAATTGAAGAAGAACATTTAAAATACGTCGGAGACGAGTTCGTAAAAGGTATGTTTCATGACCTTTGGGATTCAACCATCAAGAAATCTGATCTTGATCGTTACAGTTGGGATGCAAACCCGTGGGTATGGGTGATCGAATTTGAGCGGTGTGAAAAACCGAAAGGAGTGTGAGGTATGAGTAAAAGCAGAGCCAGTAAAATGAACGGCTGTCGTAGCATGGTAAGCCGTCAGAAAAATGATGTTTTTAAGTTTAAGCCTAAGAAGAAAAAGAAAGGGTGATTGTATGGCTAAAGCAGTATTGGTAATGGATATGCCGGAATCATGCGATATGTGCGATTTCGTAGATGATGAGCAACCACCAAGATACGGGGAAAAACATTGTATTGTGGGATACCGGGAATGGGAGAGGACGTAACAGATTATATAGCATGTAGACCCGAATTTTGTCCTCTCCGGGAGTTTCCAGAGAAGATACCTGATTTAAAATCCGGTTATGAAGATTTCAGCGTATCAATACGTCGGGTGGGTTGGAATGCCTGCTTGGATGAAATTTTGAAAGAGGGTAGGAGTGAATGAGCGAAATTAAAGGCTATACAGTGGAAGAAGTCGCACGAGATGAAAAGCAAAAACTTATTAGCGATTATGAATTTTGCAAGCGTGATTTAGCCGAAATCAGACAGCGTGAAAAAGAAATTGCAGATATAAGACTTGATTACAATTCAAAGATAGTAAAGTACAGGATGGAAAGCGTAAACAGAGTTCTTGACTTCATAAGAAGCGAATATAATGCAGGAAGAATTTGCGACCTTGAAACGCTATTGTGTCACTGTCAAAACAAACTGAACGGCAACATTGACGGAACAGAATTAGACCTTGACGAGCGTTTAAGAGGAGTTTCTTTTAAGAAAGTTGGTGAAGATAATGCTAATTCCGAAAGTTAAAGCCAAAGAGTTCGAAAAATTCGGATTTAAGAAGTGCAAGGGAGAATATGGTAAAAGTGGTTGCTATTATCTTTGCGTTGCAAGAGGTGTGAAAATGCTTTTTGTTAGCAATGTGATTTTTGATGTTGCTAATTGGGATAATAATGACCCAAGGATACATAAAAACGCAAATTGCAGATACAGAGACAACAGGACGTACCTTGATATTATTTATGAGCTTATTAAGGCAGATATGCTTATGAGCGATTATTTGGAAGTAGGTGATGTAGAATGAAGATTTTAAGTTAAGAAGAAATACAACAAACTCATTGAAGATTTTGAGGAATTGCAGAAAAAGGTCGAGGAACTCAAAAGGATAAACGAGAGTATCGGGAAAAAGCTGGAAGATAAAAAGACAAGTTGCAAGGCAAATGTTGGAAAAGATTTTTGTAATGTTTGCAAAAATTCTTACAGTTATAAGAACAATAATGGGCTTATTCCCATTAACCGTGTAGGTTGCTTGCTGTGTCTTGTGAGGATTTTAAGAGAAAAGAAAGTAGGTGATTCAAAGTGGGTAACAATGCAGAGATAGTAATAGCACAGGCTTTAATGATGAGAATTAAAGATTATGCAGAAAGAGCCTTGGATAAAAAAGATGTAACACTTGATATGGCTATGGTTGAAATACGTGATACAGTTGACGCTTATGACGAGTATTTTCAGACAGGCAGAAAGCCACAGTAACTAACTAAAAATCAAAGAAAGGAATAGGTTGTGCGCACATAAAACCGAGGTTTCCTTTTGGTAGATTTAGAATGTATAAAAAGAAGATTAAATGTGAGATATATCGTGATTCAATGCAGAATTACAAGAAATACGCAATACCACCAGCGCAGTTGATTATAGCAGATGTTCCTTATAATGTCGGAAACAACTTCTATGGCAGTAACCCTATGTGGTATAACGGTGGCGATAACAAAAACGGAGAGAGCAAACTTGCGAAAAAGGCGGCTTTCAATTCAGATTTTAACTTTAATTTGTACGAATACTTCCATTTTTGTTCAAAGATGTTGAAAAAAGAGGACACAAAGCCTATCGCAAGGGGCAGGAGTAGTAATAGCCCTTGTATGATTGTATTTTGCGCATTTGAGCAGTTGTCAACATTGATTGCGGCGGCGAAGAAACACGGATTCGTTAATTACATACCGCTTGTATTCTGTAAAAATTACAGTCCACAGGTGCTTAAAGCAAATATGCGTATCGTAGGTGCTACGGAATATGCGCTCGTACTGTACCGAAATAAGTTACCGAAATTCCGAAACGGCTTGCAGATTGATGAAAACGGAAAGAATATCAGAGGTACAGGACACATGATTTTCAATTGGTTTACTTGGGAGAAAGACGGAAAAGATGTGCCGAAAATTCATCCGGCGCAAAAGCCGGTAGCAGTCCTTAAAAAGCTGATTGAGATTTTTACAGACGAGGGAGACGTTGTTATTGACCCTTGTTGCGGTAGCGGTAGCACGCTAAGAGCCGCCGCAGAACTTGGCAGAAGTGCATACGGATTCGAGATTGACAGAAACTTTTACGAGCGTGCAAAGAATGAAATGCTTGTATTTGAAAAAGACGAGCAAATGGATTTATCAGATTATATTTAATGGAGAAATGGCTTATGAAATTTACAAAATTCATTAAGCCAGAACTTGAACAAATCAAAGAAAATGCCAATTTCACGGAAGAAGAGGAGAGGATTTTCTCTCTTCTCTGCCGTGGTTTTTCACAAAAGCAAATATCCACAAAAGAAAATCTATCACTAAGAACGATAGAGTACAGAGTGAGAGATATAAAGGATAAAATAGAAAGAACGGGGGTATTTGATTGGATGAAAAAGAACTGTTGAAATATGCCGTTGATAGTGGTATTCTCGACATAGCACTTGTGCAGAAACAAGTCACTATGCAAAAGAGAGAAAAATTACTCAACAAAAACCCTTATAAAATCTATCAAGGAAAGGATGAGAACTGGTACTCATATCTGCCGGATGAAGTAAAAGGCAGACGTAAAATCAAGGCAAAGCGCAGAGAAGCGGTCGAGCAGAAAATCATTGATTATTGGAAAGAGAGAGAGGATGACCCTACAGTTGGGGAAATCTTCAACCGTTGGATTTCACAAAAGCTGGAACTTGAAGAGATAAGCAGGGCAACCTATGACAGATACTTAATGGACTTTCAGAGATACTTTGACGGTATCAAAGATAAGAAAATCAAAAGGATAGACGAATGCGACCTTGAAACGTTTATACGAAACAGCATCCATGATTTCAACATGACTTCCAAGGCATTCTCGAACTTCCGGACGCTGATTTATGGAATCTTTAAGTATGCCAAGCGGAAGAAGTATGTTAAGTTTTCCATTACATACACGCTGAAAGATATGGACATATCGCCAAAAGCATTTAAGCACGTAGTCCGGCAGGCAAAAGACCAAGTATATATGCCAGATGAAAAGGAACGCATGGAGATGTACTTAAGGAACCACTTGGATATCGTGAACCTTGGATTGCTATTTATGTTTAAGACAGGGGTACGTGTCGGGGAATTGTCGGCATTAAAGCGGAAAGATGTTGAAAATTACACGGTTGCTATCAATTCTACAGAAACACGCTATCGTGATGATGATGGTTTTCACTATGAGGTCAAAGATTTTCCGAAATCAGAAGCCGGATTGCGATTTGCCATATTGCCGGATAAGTACAAATGGATTCTTGATGAAGTACGAAAGAGAAATCCCTTCGGGCAATATCTATTTGAGAGAGACGGAGAACGGTTGAAATCCTACAACTTTCGTGAACGTTTGCGGTATATCTGCGAACATGAATTGAGAATGAAAGTGAAATCTCCGCACAAAATCCGAAAGACATACGGAAGTATCTTGCTTGACGGAAAAGTGAAAGAGTCCACAATCCTTGATACCATGGGGCATACAGACATTAGTTGCACAAAAGATCATTATTATTTTGATCGTACCGGAATTGAGGAAAAGAGACAGGAACTTGACTTAATCGAAGCATTATGAGTCCCTCGTACTCAAAGGTACTCAAAGAAAAATTGAAAGAATGGCTATTTTAAGCCATTTCAAGGCAATTACTCTAGGGTTCGATTCCCGTACGGACTGCTGAAGTTCTTACCTGATTGGGTAAGAACTTT